TCGAGGCGCGGGAATAAAATCCCATTCAGACGCCGGATAGATTCAAGCAAGCCAATTTATCGTCAAAATCGGTGTTGCAAAAACGGGAGTGACCATAGATTCCGTTTTCTGAGACGACCCCAGATCGCGACAGATACTGAAGCCGAGGGCCACGCCTCCAGCAAAAGACAATAAGATGTATGGAATCATCAGAACGCCACCGCCTCAGTCAATTGCTGCAACAGTGAGTGTCCTTTTTCAGTGAGTTGATAGTTCTCCACACATCCCTTTGGCGAAACGTTAGCGACAAGATTCATACGTTCCAGTTTGGCGCGGGTCTTTGGCTTCCAGTTGGCGTAGAACTCTTTCCATTGGCTGATTTCACGCAGAGTTTCCTTCTCCCGTTTACTTAACATGATCATCCTTAATCTCCTTCAGTGTGTACGTGATATCTACAATGCGGTAAATGCGGCCGCGCCTCTGCATGACACCGGCTTTTACGTAATCGTTGATGCAGCTGGACATAACCAGACTGCCGATAACAATGCCGACGACCAAAAATACAATCATCCAGCCGAGCATCAGTCTTTATCTCCAATACGGTCTTCGGTATCTCGCAGACATTTCGGCCACTTCAGACGTGGGTGGCGTAAGCTACCGTCTGGCGTTTTCTCATGGCAGTGAACCTCGACGATGCGTCCACGATATTTCTCCTGATTGTTCCAGATCTCATCCAGGTACTTATGTTTGATACCGCTGGCACGCACGATGACGCCGTTCTCCAGACGAATCACTATCTTGCCTAGCGTATGCGCAAAGCCAGAGTCCGGGTCGCCTGGCTCGAAGTCGATGATTTCACCGTCTTCGGAATCCTCGTCTTTCAGCTTCCACCAGCTGCGGGTACGCTTGAACTCGTAAACAGAATCCGGATCTTTGCCCATCTCCCCCTCTTCATTCTCATCCAGGCGCTTCATGAAGCGTTCGATAAAGTCTTCATGGCTATGGATGATGTAGAACGGATGCAGGTGGATATCTTGCGCGTAATCTTCCCCGCAAGTGTTGCGGAATAACGCCACCAGCATAGCCAGGCGATCTTTCAGCTTCATGCCGGTCTTCAGGTACTCTTTGCTTTTTGCCTGAGCACGCCACTCCGGTAAGAAGAAATCGAAGATATGGTAAACGGCACCAATGGCTGTCACGTTCTTCTTGCGAAGCGCCGACACGGACTGGTTGAACGCACCTGCAGTACCCTCACCATCGAAGAAGATGTGCTTGAAACCGGAGAGCCGGCCACGCTCCAGCATGGCCGGTTTAAGGTGATCGAGTGACGTAATCGGATTGCCGGTACGCGTCAGGAAGTTCACCTCTTCCTCGTCAACGATGACTTCGCAGATAACCCGGAGACCATCGAGTTTGAGGCTGCCGATCATTGGCCACTTGGCCTTTGGGTTTGGTTTAAATGGGTATTTGTCGCCTTTCTCCTTGTACGGAGACGCCAGCTGTACCTCAAACTTCGGAATTGGGTTTTCGAACACCTTGTTGCACAGGCTAATGCCGACGCCGGCTTTCGGATCTTTCAGCAGGAAGCGACGAAACACGTCCTGCCCGTCAGCGCACATTGAGGCAACAAGTGATTCGACAGCAGTAATGGCCGCGTTCCCGGTCAGTTCGCGCGCCGCCAGCTTCTCCAGCAGCTCGACTACCTTCTGGTCGCTGGGTACGGAAGTATCGAGTGGCTCGGCCACTTTGTACTTCTTCACACCGAATCGAATGAATGGGTTGAGCATTAGCGAGACCATGCTCTGCTCAAATTCATCAAGGTTGGCCAGCGCCTCTTTCTTGGCGTTGGTTCCCATCGTTTTTATGGCATCCAGCTTGTGCTTTAGGGCGATCAGTTTTTCCATTAGTGTTTAACCTCCATCGGTCGCTCGGGAGTTTTCATGTGTTTTCTTTGGTTGCTTCTTCAATGAGTGCCGCGTACACGTCAGTGACGGGCGCCAGTGAATCGGTGGACGTGGTTTCGGGTTTGGCTGGTTCTGTTTTCTTCGTGCGTTTAACCAGACTGTTAATCGTCATGGTGTTGCGCTTCCGGGTAAGCGTTCTGGCGCGGTCGTTTTGCTCTTCCACTTCTTTGATAAGCGCAGCCATATCGATGAAGTAGAGCTGTTCGCCTTTGCGGATCTCTTCGACCATCATCTTCAGCGCCTGGCATTTGCCAGCAGCAATGGCCGCAGCGCAGGACTGGAACGATGTCGCCGGGAGACGCTTCTCTTTGTAGGCGAGGATGGTGTGCTGGCAGACTGTATAGCTGCAATGGGCCTCATGGCCGTTGATCTTCACTTCCGGACAGCGCAGCGAATAACCGTTGTTTCCGGAGATAGACGGGATTTTCGACAAATCTGTTCTTGTGGACATGCTTCTAACCGTAGTCGTGTACTTACTTATTAAGCGCAGTTTAAAAAAGCCCCACCAGGGGGCTAAATGGTTTTTCGAGGCTTACCAGGTCGCCCAGCCAGTCATTTTGTCCTGAGCGGCTTCGAACCGGTATGGCTCCAGTAAATCGTTGGCATGGTGGACGGCGTAGGATTTTGCCTCCTGTTTAATCATCGGCAGCTCGTTGGCCAGGCGTGCCACCTGCCCTGCAAAACTGGCGAGCACACCGTCACATGCCTGACCCGCGTCGACAATGATGCGCACCAGGTCTAAGTCGCTGCGGCACATATCGCAGATGATGCCGTATTCCACCTCACGAATGCGCTCAACGGCTTTTTTGGTATCGCCACTGACCACCAATTCCAGCAAACCAGGTGGTGTTGTCAGATCGGTAACGCGTTCAGTAACTTCAGGCAGTTCGACAATGCTCAGGAACGCCGCAATAGACGGATCATCCTCTACACCAGCCCTGCCTTTGATCGCGCGAAGAGTTGCGTCGACAATTTCCTCAAATCGTTCACCTTCATCACACACCGCCTGATTGGTGTAGACAACGCGGCCGTCGTACCATGCACCGGCACGTACTTCGACCGTTGCGTCCTTCATTTTGCGAGTGAACGCCACGAATGCCGCGCGTTTCTGTTTAACACCAGGCAGCTCTGGGGACTCTCCAAAACGAACCCATACCCGCATGTATTTCGAGCCTTCCCCAAGAGGTGCGGTGCTCACAGACGTGGCGATGTGCTCCAGCGCAGTTTGGATCGCCTCATCGATAATCTTCTGGCGCTCTTCTGTATCAATTTCTACGCCTGATTTGTCGATAATTTCGGTAACGGACTTCTGAATATCTGCTTTCATAAAGGTTCCTCAATTCCTTCGTCGAGCATATTCTTACAGAAAAATAAGTATGTATCTACTTATCATTAAAGGCGTGCAATTTATACAAGAGCTTTAATGCCGAGTACCTTGCTTTGTAGCTCCAACTGTCTGGAGTACGGCTTGGCACGATAATAGGCTTTTAGTATCTGCTCTGGCGTCGCGTCGCCGGGGTCGAGGCCTTCTTCGCCCAGACAGGCCACTTTGACATTCAGTCCGATGCTGGTGAGACGTTTGGCCGCTGACATGGTGTTGCGGATCGCTTGCTTTTCGCTGTCCCACATCATGATGACGTTGCGTAATCCACGCGCCTTGAGCGTCAGGAACGCGCCTAACTGATCTTCAGCGTCCTCATTCATATTTCCGGACAAGTGCATCCCGAACGTGCCAATTGGCTCTACATAATCCCGCAGCGTCTCTTCGTCGAAGATGGCTCGCTTCACGCCCATTACGTCAAATGCCCCTTCACACACAACGACCGTTTGTTTTCCGACTGCATTGTGGCCGTTGTAGAGAAACTTACCCGACGCCGGCAGCTGCATGGGGAAGAGATAACGGCGTTCTGCTGCACCGGTAATGTCACGCCCCTGGAAGGTCTTCATCACGCCATCCAGATCGTAAACCGGTATCAGGATGCGCATATCAAACACCTGCCCTTTGACCTGGTCTGTGTACGGATCGACGTATGCGTGCTTGCCTTCGACGCAGTAACGCAGATCAAAGTATTTGGCCAGCTCCGGGGAGATATGGCGCTCCACCAGATAATCAGGAAGACGACCGTCAATGGGGAGTTCGTAATGGCGCGGGAGAGCTACTGGCCCTTCGAGTTCAACCTTGCTGGCCAGCACGACCTCTTCCGTCTTCGGCGCCCATCCTTGTGAGATCAGCGCGTTCTGGACGTACTCTTCAAAATCGCGACGGGATTTGCCGCTGTAGTGCTTGAGGAAGACCAGCTTGTTGAACTGAATCTCTTCGGGATGATCACCAGCAAAGCATTTGCCGACGCCATTGGTCAGGTTGAAATAAACCTTCCAGTTTGAGCTGCCGCATACCGGACACTCCTTGATATTCACCTCACGTCCACGAGTACTGACGCCACCACGACGGTAGATGATTCCTTCCATATCGAGCCATTGTTCAAAATCCAGCTCGGTCAGTAATTCTTTCAAGTCGCTCACGTTCTTAACCCTACTTTTTGCAGGTAATATCTTGATAAGCCTCGGTATTTGAATACCATAAAGGCTCATGTGTTTTTTCTTTTGTGGCTTTGGCAAAAGAGAAAATTTGTTCTCTTATGGAGACCGGCGTGGAGAGCGTTTCTCCACGCCTTCTTTTTTTAGAGGACGTCCATAATGCGTTCGATGAATCGCATTTGTTCGAGGTTCTGCTTAACGCGGATGCTTACGCCGCCTTTCTGGTTACGTGAACCAGCGAAGTACAGACGCGCTTCGCCTTTCGCTTCTTCCTCTTCCGTTTTGTTGATCGTGATAACGAGGTCAGCGATACGCACCTTCTCGATGTTGTCCGCTGCGTGCATCATTGTAGCCACCTCTGAAGCACCACCTTCCCTGTTAGTCTGCGATGCAGTGATGCCGGCAACGTTGTGTTTGTCGTACAGCGCACGCAGGTCAGTGTAGATGCTGCGAATGTTGGCGCGGTCGTCGCGGAGGTCGTAGCTGGCACGCATCAGGTCAGCGTAGTCGACCACGACCATGTCGGGGATCATGCCATTGGCTTTCATGCTGCCCAACATACGATCCAGATCTGCAGGCGACATGCTTCCGGACGGTCGTTCAACAATCCACAAGCTCCCCACGCCTTTCGTCGCGCCCAGCTCTGCCAGTTTGCGATGGACGTCGTCGCGGCGCTCCACCAGCTTGGACATTTCGGTCTCAGACAGACGGGCGTCAAAGCGATCTGACAGAATGGAGGTGTGAACTTCCAGCGACAGATACAGGACGTTGTAACCGGCAAGCGTGGCGTTGATGGAGAACTCACCCATCGCCGTCGATTTACCAGACTTCGCGAAGCCCATGAACAGCACCATTTCACGCTTTGCCCAGCCTTTCTGGTAAAGCAGCTTGTCGAGCAGCGGTAGACCCGTTGTGATGCTGTTTGGCACGTAATCGTCGGACGCTTCATACTCACGCGCCTTGTAACGCTCTGCTGATTCAGAGAAGTAATCGTAAATGCCGGTCGCTTCGTTAGAGCCGATTTGCTGGACTTTAGCCATGATTGCCATCGCGCCCTGGAAATCGCCCTTCTCTTTCATCTCAGCCGCTTTAATCAGCGCGTCGTCGAATGCTACGCTTTTGGCGAACGTGGCGACCTGGTCGACCATGTACGCCGTGTCTGACAGCTTCTCAGCGAGAATCCGCTTAAACGCCTCAACGACGTCGGGGAACAGCTCTTCGCGGATCGTCTTATCGCGTTTGGCGCGTTTGAGCATGTCGAGTATGGCCGACGATGATGGTGCGCTCTTATACATTCTGTAGTAGCCCGACACCATGTTCACCAGAATGGCGTTGGCCGCATTGGAGAACTGGTTTGGCGCAACCAGATCACCGGCGCGAGTCAGAAACTCATGGTCGCGACAGAAGTAGGCTGCGAGTCGATTCTGGAAGTCGTCATCGAACTCTTCAGACAACCCTCGTCCTGTGTGGCAAAGTTCGGTCATGTGCTTTCCTTTGGTGCTTAAACAATTTGTTTTCTAATACTAAAAAAGCCAAATAGGGGATCAACAGAATCGCCGTGCTTCTTCCAGTTCTTCCGGGAAGTGCGCGTAAATCACACGCTCAGGCACGATTTCCATCAACCAGACAGCGGAGAAGATGATGCGGACACGTTTGTCTCGGGTAATGCCACGCAGACGCTCCAGAACCCACTCAAAATAGCGTTCTTGAATCGGGTCGTGCTGCATGTCTCCCAGATGCTTAAAACTCACCAGAGAGTCATCCAGACGGGTTACAGCGCGTTTGGCTAACTTCTCTTCGAATATCTCAATCAGCTCGGGCTGCCAGAGATGCTGGGGGCGAGGTAATTTGTCCCACAGACGGCGTGCAGCTGCGGAAAGAACGGTAGAAATGAAGTAGTCATAAGAGCAGCAGTACTGGTCGGCAAACTGGCGTGCTTTCCAGAGAGATGTTTTGTTGGCCGTCGACAGCTCCTGATACGGCACACGTTTCAAACCGGTAGTGAATTGGGCCGTCTCATAGTGTTCGCGGCCATGCGACAGCATGATGTATGAGTACTGGCGCTTGTATGCCTCAGTGAAGAGGCATGTGGCCATAAGCGGGTGCATGTCGCGGTAATCAAACCACTTTGTCTCGAACAACTCCGCCTCATCCTTGCAGCGTGACAGCCCAATATTCTCGGCCACCCACTTGTCCATGACTGTGGTGTCCCACTCGGTCATGAAGTCGTACTGATCGTTGTTAATAGTGTTAAAGAAGATCTGGCTCATGTGCTCCGCCTGATAGGTAGATACTTACTTATCATAATGAGCGAATCATAGCGACTGGAGACAGCTTTTGGAAGTGGAAACGGAAGGGAATGTGTCTGAGAAGTTGGCATAGAAAAAGACCTGCTTCCGTATAAATAATAATAAGTAACTTAGTATTTATATACAGAAGCAGGTTCTGAACTCGAAGTCTCCACCAGATTCTGAGTGCTGTAATGAAACACAAAAAAGTGCATAATCCTTTCTAAACCTCAACAAAAGGCGACATGATGATATTGTACAAATACGTCCCAGAAGAAACTTTAAAACTGTTTTTTGATCATGACGCAACCAGCTTCAAATTTACTCCAGTTGGTCAGTTCAATGATCCTTTCGAAACCTACGGTGTATCGTTTGCCTCTGAAGATGAAGACTCGCTAGCGCATTTGACGTTTCGCTCAAAGATCAATTCAGACCTAGCCAGTCTATGCTTATCAAGATCACCTTTAGAAGTGCTAATGTGGTCTCACTATGCTCAACACCACAGAGGTTATGTTGTTGGCATTGATACCGAATTAGCAGGGTTTCACGATGAGAATCTTTGTTTAATCACTGCGAATGAAGGGGGTATTGATTATCTCGATGAACGAGACAAATCCAGAGTCATCATCTCCGATAAAAACTTTAAAAACAATGATATAGTTAAAAAGGTCTTATTTAGAAAAAGCCAACATTGGAAATATGAGAAAGAAGTTCGAATTGTTATTGAAAGTGACAAATTGATACCTATCGGTGATGATGAAGAAGATAGGTTTTATATATACAAGGCGCCAGGCACAAATATTATTAAAGAGATATTCATAGGAATCAACAATGAGGATTTTGAACTTACAGCACTCGAAAATGATAATTTAAGAAATGGCATTTTGGATAACAATATTAAAATCCAAAAATGTTGTTTCAAGAGGGGAACTTGGGACTTAGATAAAACGGATTATGATATGAGTCTGCTTACTGATTGGCCTAGCGCTGATTTCGGTATTCTTGCCGGTGTGATATCAGCATTCGAAAAAAACGAAATTTGAGATGAAGCGAACACAAGCGGTTTGTGTTCGCTTCATCATAACTAGCCTTTCTTCATCAGCTCACGCTTGATTTCATCGGTGCGCATCGTGACGTCGGCAGCGGTGATCGCCTCGTTCAGTTTCACGATGTCTTCGATTTCCTGCGGCGACTTCTCTGCCAGATGGAAAATGGCTGCACGAATCACGTCAGAACGGGTGAATTTCTCGAAACGAGGGATGAACTTCATCATCTCCAGCAGATCGAAGTACTCGTCTTCCAGCGACATTGTGCGGCTCTTAATCTTCTCTTTCCCACGAGTCGGACGCCCCTGCGGTCTGACTGGCTGGCGCATTGGGGTGCTGCTTTTTACCGGTTCTTCCGGATCTTTGCGCTTTGCAAGGTCTCCCATTCTCATGGACATTATTCTTCCTCCAGACTCATGATGTAATCTACAAACTCTTCGAACTCGGCTTCTGCCTTCTTATCGCGTTCGGCGCCAGTCATTTCAAAGATAGAACGACCCGCCTCTTCCGCATCGTCATAAACGTTACGGTTGTACAGGTTAACCGGCGCAGCCTCGATGCCGAATGTCTCGACAATTTCTTTCGCCGCCAGAATACGTGACGCCTGGGAAGGCAGTGACGGACACTGGTTCACTACCGCGCGGATCTTCACAGTCTCGTTCACGTTGCGAACGTTGTCGATAATCGGGTCGATATCACGCAGGGATTTCAAATCACGACGCTTAGGGCGCAGCGGGATAATGATGAAGTCTGCCAGCAGCATCGCTTGTCGCTGAATTTCGGAGTCAAAACCACCCGCATCAATGACGACGTAATCGTAGCGTCCCTTCAGCGATTTGATGTGTTTGACGATGTCGTCCTGAACGTATGCGAACGGGATTAGCTCAAGATCTTCGTTCTGGCGACGGTCTTCACACCAGCTCGTTGTGGTGCGCTGAATATCAATGTCGGTGACGTGAGTCTTCTTTTTCTTTTTAACTTTGAGGCATACCGCAATTTGCTGGGCAACGGTAGATTTGCCTGGGCCGCCTTTTGTGCCGCCAACCACAATGATCCTGGTCATTGGTGAGTTCCCTTTGCGTGAATTATTGTCGTATGAAACAACTTGTTTTCTTATATGCGATATAGCCTAAATGCCTACGGCTACGGTGTAAAGGTGAAATGATAGGCAGTACGGGTGTTGGCTCACAGGACAAACAATCAGTTGAAAGTTTGTTCGATTGGCTTTATAGTTCTTGTACGGAAAGATGCCGTACAAAGAGTGGCGTAATCCGTCTACAAAACTAAATGCGAAAAACTGAAAATCGAAAAACTGAAAATCGAAAAACTGAAAATCGAAAAACTGAAAACTGAAAACTGAAAACTGAAAAATCGACTATAGAGATGCCTCGCGAGTCAAGGCGTGGGGCTAGGAGTACAAGCATGTCAGCACTGAAAAAACAGCGCATCGATCTCAGATTAACCGACGACGACAAGAGCATGATCGAAGAAGCTGCGGCAATGACCAACCAGACAATTACTCAGTTTATGGTTGCCAGTGCCTCTGAACGTGCTGCGGAAGTGATAGAGCAACATCGTCGCCTGATTCTTAGCGAAGAGTCATGGAATATAGTGATGGATGCCATCAGTAACCCGCCTGCACCGAATGATAGGCTGAAACGAGCTGCCGAGCGTCTACAAAGCATGGAGTAAGACGTGGCCAACCTGACCATTGAGATGTTTTCAGAAGAGGCTGTATATGATTTCTCATGCTTCGACTGCGGAGAAACGTCTCTCAATGATTTTCTTAACAATCGCCTCGCCCAGCAACACAGCGGGCGTATATTACGCGGATATCTGCTTCTGACGAGAGATCCGATACCGAAAGTGATGGGGTTTTACACGTTGTCCGGGAGCTGCTTTGCAAGAAACACGCTTCCTTCCAACACTCAACAGCGTAAAGTCCCCTATTCCGACGCCCCAAGCGTTACGCTCGGTCGTCTGGCAATAGACAAAAGTATCCAGCGACAAGGGTATGGGGAAACGCTGGTGGCACATGCGATGAAAGTGGTATACCGGGCTTCCCTGGCCGTTGGGATCTACGCTTTGTTTGTTGACGCCAAAAATGAGAATGCGATGCGGTTTTATAAGCAGTTAGGCTTTACCCCTCTTACGGGTGATAACGCCAATTCGCTGTTCTATCCCACAAAAGGCATTGAGAAGTTGTTTGGTGGAAAATAAAGAAGCCCCTCGATTGAGGGGCTGTTTTAATTCAAGGCTTGTCTGTCCTGCCAGTTGCACAATCGCTCTCCCATCGTGTTATGGAAGAGGATCTCGCGTTCCGTCTCTTCGGTCATAAAGTCGTCGTTACTGACATAAATAGGGTTTGCTGCATCGCAGAACAGCACGCCGGAAGTCTGTGTCTTAATCACGCAGCCACTTATCATGCAGCTCGCGATGAACAGCAGAAGCATCTTTCCGCCGCACTTCATTAAGTGTCTCATTTTTGACGTCCACTGTGCTTTGAAGCCTTTTCCTGTCCTCCTGTCTGGCCTTCTCTTCGATTGCTTGCCGGGCCGCACGACCTCCCATCGTATAAGCACCGACAAGCACGAAAAGAACGGCAGCCAGAGTCATCAGAGCAAACTTCAGCTTTGAAAATAGGCTGCCGGTCATATCAGACCATCCCGTTCTGGTGTTTTCGCACCTGTGACCAGGCGATAAAGCCAGCCACCACAATGGTCGCGATACCGAAGATGATCCGAACCGTATCACCACTGGTGATGTGTCCCTGCGCCTTGTCCATTGCCGCAGAGACCTGTGGCATGACGTCGGCCAGCTGTGCCAGACCAATTCCCGCCGTAACGGTCGCACCGGCAGTTTCTTTGGTTACAGGAACAGCCTTCACGGTTTTCACCGGCTTAACGACACCAGCGCGACGCAGACCTTCCTCAATAACTTCTGCCGCATACCAGGTGTTCGGCGTTTTGAGCGGGCCACGGCCATTTTCATGACGGATAATCGCCTCCACCAGCGGACGCAGAGTGTCGTAGTCGTGCAGATCGATAATCATGTCCGGGGTCACGCCAACGGCTTTAGATACCTCGTTCACGTAAGCTACGGTGTTGTTTTCATGCGGAGGCGCCCAGCGTTCGATGACTTCGCGGATCGTATCGATGCTGGAGCCATCCTTCGCGCGGCGCTTGTCGTGGTAGGTAATGAGCGTTACTGCCAGCGCCCGAATCCCCCATACGGGATCTTTGAACGTGCAGAAACGCGGTTCGGCAGGGTTGTCAATTAACCCCTGCCACGGCGAACCTTTGTCGAGGTTGCCAGGGTTGTTATTACGAATGCCTCTCGGAGTTTTCATCCTTGATCTCCTGTTATTGCAGTCCATTCTTCACGCCATAAGCGGCCAGACCCAGCAGCAGCGCGGTAATCAGGAACGACGTTATCTTTGAGATAATGCCGCCAAAGAACCCGCTGGAGATGGCGTCTAGCCGATTAAGTAGTTTGTCCAGGTTGGAGTGCTGAATGCTGTGTTGCGAAGGCGTCATATCGCCAAAGTAGGTTTTGAGCTGGTCGTTGACCTCCTGGCCAATTTCCTCACGTAACTCCTTACCTAATTTGCCGACAACTTCACGCGCAACGATAGCGGCAATGCGCTCTACCTGCTCTGGCGTTACGCCTGCCATCTCGTTCGACATTATTTCCTCCATGAATCGTCAAATCGGGATGGCTGTTTTATACCACAAATCACCCTTACATGGTAGGTAAGTACTTACACACGAGCACCATAAATTGCACCGACTTTAGTCCATGTAGGCGCGTTCCCCGTGACAGCCTTACCCGCCGCGCCCCCTCCGTACATTGTCCCCAATCGTCCAGTAGCAGCCGCACCAGCAGCCCCCACATTACCTCCACTGCCGCATGTGTATTGAACAGCGGTAGAGCCGATCAAATATTGAGCACCAATCCCGGGAGCGGTTAGAGTGCCAGAAGTTGCCGCACGCGAAGTTGAAGCTGGCGGCCTTGTAGTGTTTGCAACACCAAACGGGCGACCGCCACCACCCATACCACCATCGGCTGAGTTACCGCCGCCACCACCACCGCCACCGGCAATAGCGCCGTTATTGGTTATTCTTAAACGAGTCCCAATCCCGTTGTTAATAGCAGTGCCACCGGCAGCACCGCCACCTTTAACGCCACCATTACCCCCACGACCATAGACAGTTACACCTGCGTTGATTACCAGGCTGATATAAGAGTTGGTAAGCGAACTCGGGAAATCTAAACATGGCACGCCGCTGCTGGACGACACCAGATCCCCTGTAATGGTAACAACGACTGGCGTCGCCCCCTGGGATTTTAAATAGTTGATCAGTGTGTCTTTGTTGTAGTTATGATTCGCACCGATGCTGTAATGAATTTCCTTAGAACGACCTGCTAACTGAGACATATTCCCAGCAGCAGACAATTGCACCGCCGTTCGAGCTGCACTCATCCATCTCTGGCCTGTCACACTGACAGCCGAAGACCCAATCCAACCGGGAACACCGACAATTGGCACATCTAATCTCCTTTTTGATGTGAATATCCTGAATTGGTGAGGGTGGCCCCTCACCATTCACCTTGATTACATTTTTGCCTTCAGTTCGCGCACTTCCTCGCGCAGCTCTTTGACAGCCTCGACCAACATGCCGATAACGCCGTTGTAGTTAAGACGCAGACGAGGCTCTCCTGACTGATCGTTATGGTCAACCGTTACCAGTTCAGGCTGAACATTCTGGACGTCCTGAGCGATGAGGCCGCCAGACTGCTCATACCGGTCACAGACCTGAATCTCGTACAGAACACCTTCGATCCGATCCAGCTTGTCGAGCGCTCGTTCAATCTTGCGAATATTGCGTTTGCTACGACGGTCAGAGCGGATATAAACGTCATTAAAGCTGCCATTACCGCCACAAACCCAAGTACCATCATTCTGGAGGTATGCGTTCGCATCCGTGCCGTTTGCGGTACGTGAGTTGTTGATCATGTAAAAACCAAACTGACTGTTTCCCAAGCCACCCAAGAAGAATTTGCGATCCGCGTGGTCTTGTCTCAACAACGCTTGTGCAGAGCTTGTACTTACAGCGTTCCTCCCGAAGATGACGTTCTGGTTACGCATATCTATCCACGCGCCAGAGCCGCTGTTGATGGAAAAACGGTTGGCGTAAACCCACGCACTTGACGTGATGTCACCCGTTACACTCAACGGCTTAAGGCTTTGCAGCGTGCTATTAACGAACCTAAAAACATGGGCGCTATTGGCGTAAACATCCAGAATGCCATCTCCGTTCTGTTTAAAGCCGGTGTCATTGTCACCCAGAACAATGGAATTACCGCCAAGACCATTGACCACACCCAGCCCAAGACCACCGTTAACAACAGCACCATTGCCCATTGTTACTCTGCCATTAGTGAGATCTACATAAAATGGACGAAGCGAACCTATATCACCATTTTCTCCCTGGTCTTTTGCTGTCGGGATAAGGTAAAAATTATTTTCGGAACGGCGAAAAATCATCCCGTATGCCGCATCGTAAATGCGTAACCCATCCGTAGAGCGGATCTTAAGCTGTCCGGACATCGTACCGCCGCTGTTTTTCATAAATAGCGCATCAATCCAGCCTGCAAATCCCGACTTATTAATGTATAAATTTCCATCATTTGCCAGAATGCCTCCACCTTGCGTCTTGAGGGGCTGACTCACATTTTGCAGCGTCAGCACACCAGTCATTGTTCCGCCAGAAATCGGTAACGCACCGACATCAGCCGCAGTGGGTTTGAGAGCAGTGTTGTAATCTCTGCGCCAGGCAGGGGCATACGCGCTACCGTGATTAATATAGGTGAACTGAGCACAGGCAATCCCACCACCGGTAGTCGTTGTAGGCGTAGTAACTCGGATGGTCATTGCGCCTTCGGTACCTAAAACCTCGATAACCGCACCAGCAAGGCAGATATTGCCGACACCTGTATCAGTGATAATTTTATTGTCGGCATATGACCAGGAACCCTTCATCATCCAGTACGGCACTTCGAAAGCACCACGCGCCTTCAGCCATGCGATAAATTCAGCGGTAGTCCAATTACCAGCCCCTGTGCTGTACGACGCGCTAAATGCTTGCGCGGCCCCAACGTCTTTCGCTGTGGGTTTGTGTGCTGTGGTGTAAACCTGTGCCCAACCAGACCAGTTTGCGTCACCGGCATCACGTCGAGATCGCACATATACCGGGGCATGAGCACCGCTTGTTCCACTCCAACCAACTAAAAGTTCACCCTCACCAGACGCATAAGCACCTTTCAAGTGAATAACGTTGCCGTAAGCCGTTGGATAGCTATTGTTATAGGCTTCATACATCTGAATGCCAGGCATGGCCCCTTGAGTGTTCGAAGCCAGCGCATTAACTCGCCCGCGGGAAACCAACGTCGGGATAGTAATGTTGGCAGAGCCATCGAACATTACGCTGTTGATTGTCCGCGGTGTTTGCAGTTTGGTTGCAGTAGCGGCATTACCAGTGGTGTTCTGATCACCCTGAATATTCACACCTGGCAGGTTGATATCAGTCGAACCGTCAAATCTCACCCCACCGATATAACGAGCGGTTTGAAGCACGGTAGCGGTACTTGCGTTACCCACCAGCGAACCGGTAATGGAGCCATCCTGATCAGAAATGACGCGATGGTAGACAGTCCCCTCTACAGCGTCTTCAGGCAGCGTATCCACAACCTCCAGTACTTCCAGAGTTTCGACCACAGCACCGGCAGATTGCAGGTTGACGACCAGCTTCTGAGAGCCAGCGCCAGCTTTGATGTAAATGTCGTAGTTATCATCAGCCGTGTTCACGGTAGCTACAGACAGCACAGCCGAATCCATAGTGCGATAAGCGACCGCATTCACCGATTTCGGATCGCCTGCAGCAGTTCGCAGCACGATATCGGCCATTGCAGCAAGCGCTGGCTGCCCGGCTTCGTACCCTGCCCCGCCGATCACTTCGATGTATACGGTGCTGGTCGACTGTGGCATACGTGCCGTGGACACTTTCACCCACTTCGGCGCGTCGGTAGCCATGTCCATTTCAGCCGAAGTCCCTTTCCATTTCACACTGGCAACACTGGCCTGGGCGTTCTGGGCGTACTCATAAGCCTTCGTTTCTGATTCTTTGGCATTCAGTTCAGAAGTTTTCGCCCCGGCAGCCGCATCGGTCGCCTCAGTTGCTTTCGTGGATGCCAGAGCAGCAGAATCAGAGGCTTCTTTGGCTTTAGCTTCAGCCACTGCCATCGCTTCGGTCGCAGTCGTTGCGGAAGCAGCAGCCTCACCTGCGGATTTGGCAGCAGCTGTTGCAGATCCTTCAGCGGCGGTCTCAGCAGACTTCGCGTTGGTTTCAGAGGTTTTGGCGGCTGCGGCAGATGCCTCAGAAGCTGTCGCCTGTTCACTGGCAACGTTGGCCTTCTCTGTTGCAGTTGTGGCCGAATCGGCAGCCGCAGTAGCTGATTTGCTCGCAGCATCAGCACTGCCAGCTGCGGCAGCGGCACTTTCCCCTGCGTGGGCTTCTGAGTTCTGGGCAGCCGCTTTTGATGCTTCGGCAGCCGTTGCGCTCTCCGATGCAGCTGTCTCGGACGCCTTTGCATTGGTCTCCGAAGTTTTTGCCTTCTCTTCGCTGGACGCAGCCGCGTTTTGACTCGCTAAAGCGGCGTCAGCAGACTCACCTGCAGCGGTGGCGCTTTCGGAAGCGGCGTTCGCGCTGGATGCGGCAGCTGACTCGCTGGCAGCAGCAGCCTTCTGTGATGCGTCGGCGTTGGTTTCTGACGTTTTGGCAGCCGCAGCACTTGCCGCCGACTCACCGGCGCTCGAAGCAGCATGGGTTTCTGATTCCTTAGCCGCATTTTTTGAGGCCAGCGCATCAGCTGCACTGCCAGCGGCGGCCTGCTCTGAGGCAGAGGCATTGGTTTCAGAGGTTTTGGCAGCAGCAGCAGAGTCAGACGAGGCAGACGCCGAAGCAGAGGCTTCGGACGCGCTGGTCGCAGCCTGAGTTTCAGATGCTTTCGCCGCATCTTTGGATGCCGCGGCACTCGTGGCTGATTCTCCCGCTTCAGTCGCTTTGGTAGACGCTGTCGCGGCAGACGCAGCAGCATCTACTTTGAAGCTCTCAGCATTGGTTTCAGACGTTTTTGCGGCGGAAGCGCTTGCACCGGCAGCGTTTTCTGATGCAGCAGCTGCGGCAGCACTCTGGCTTGCTTCGGTGGCTTTGGTAGACGCTGTATTGGCGCTTTCCGCAGCGGCCGCGGCACTGGCAGCAGCTTCCCTGGCCTTGTCGCCAGCGGCATTGATAACGTCGGCGTTATCCGTATACCATTTCTGGTTTGCGTTATGCTCATTGACGATCTGCGTCAGCGACTTCACGGTCACTTCCGTACCGTCTTCACGCTCAAGCGTTACCTCATCAACTGCCGTCAACCAGCTGCGCATCGTCTTCGAGTCGGCTGACATTCGGGTCATGAGCGCGGTAAAGCGTGCGCTGAACTGCGTTAAGTCGCCTTCATAGGTTGTGATGATGCGGCACGGAACGTCCGTCTGGGTCTCGCCCGTGTACGGCTCCGCGAGAATCAGGCTTGTGTCGCTGATTACGCGCTTAATTTCGTACAATTTGTTGTCAGGGCCGATGACGATCATGCCCGGCAGAACGCCGTTGGCGGTCACATTCCAGTACGTGCCAGTGCCAGAAAGTGCGTCACTTCCCTGTGTAAATGTGATAGTACCTTCCCTGTACCACATATTCTCTCCTTGAAAAGACGGGCATCCATGCCCGCCATAAGTAAGTACATACTTATTTTTACCGATGTAAAGATGGATGTCTACCGTCGAGCAGAACCATCCTCCCATCCGACCTGATAATTTTTGATTAGCTCAGGGTCGCTCATCTCCAGAATGTCTTTTTTCATCACCCTCTGGTGTTCGTGAATGCTGAACTTGCGGTCGAATAGCGTCTGCGTCATTCGCATCTCTAGCTCCTTCAGTTGCTCCAGCGTTACCGGAACATCGTTATTGTCCGCATCTGTCCAGAAGAAATTGTCCGGAAGACCGCCTGCCGCAGCTTTTAGCGAGATATCCAGCCGCTCTTTGGAAATGTCATTCGCGTCCCAGCGGTGGCCGTTCCATTCGAAATAGACGGTGAAACTTTCCTGACGAATACGCCAGTCGTTAATTTCTGCCAGCTTCTCGACTTTCAACCGTTCAATGTACTCGTCCTGATCAGGGTACGGTGCGATACCGCCACTGGCTTCAGACCCCAGCGCCTCAAGTATCTTCTTTGCCAAAGGTGACGTGTCAGTCTCTGCCAATGTGTATGGCAAAAACAGAGGCGTTACACCATCCTCCATAACAAGCCCATCAAACTGAATCTCACAGGAGATCCCGCCACTAAGATTGCGCACTGCATTCCTTACAGCAGAGATGACGGGGGTTTCTTCCATAATATCCTTCTCCATTTTTAAGCCTTAAACACCAGAACGAGATAAGGCTCGTTAACACGGTGATTGTATTTACGCTGCTCGTGCCAGGTATAAACATCGACAGTTGCAGACTGGCCAGCAGGCAAGTTGTAATAGCCGAACATGCCGGACTGGTTTTCTGAGTTGTCTCGTTTGCCATACATCTGCTGCTTGACACCATTTACCGTATATTCAGTAATCCTTGACCATGAATAGGTGTTGGTATTCTCCGATGGAGCGTAATAGTAGTACCCACCGGAAACGTAGATCACACGAGCGAACGTCTGAGGCGCAAGATAGATACTGCTGCCATTAACCATGTAGGCTTTAACGATATCGCCATCAATCTGGTTGGCGTGCAGTTTCCCCAGAATCTGGCAGTTCTGTGCGATGGTAACGTTATTCAGCGAGCCGGAGTTCGCAGTGATGCTTCCCCGGAACGTACCGTTATTAAACTCAGGACTACCATTTTTGGGGATAATCCAGCCTTTACTGCCAGCGGCGTAATCGTTCGACTGAATGACGTTACCAATTTTGGCGTTAGTGATTGTGCCGTCTTTGATATAAGCGCCGTTCATATACGCCACGCTGTTTTCGATGACAAAAGGCGTGGTGATCTTCCCGTTTACGGAGTTGACCAGACCAAAACGGTCTGCCTGAACCAAAAACTGCGATAGACCGGTGCTGTCGATACCCAGCGCGATACCTGCAACGTACTTCTGGCCGCCACTGGTAGACGTTTCCATCTTCAGCGTCCAGGCAGCAGAAACCTTCTTATCGGTATCAGCAATTGCCTTCGCCTGCTCCTGGATGAGAGCCGAGTTACCATCAACTTCAGCCTTAACTGTATCAATTCTCTTACCGAGAGCACCGTCAGCATTTGCACGCGCGGTGGCTTCGGATGTGATAGCAGCGTTGATATCTTTGCCGGTCTGAGCCTGAAGATTGGTGATCTGCCCGGCCAGAGCAGAGTCGGCATCTGTACGCGCTTTCGTCTCCGTGTCGACAGCGGCCTTGATGTCCTCTGCCGTCTGAGCCTTCAGCGAGCTGATCTGCGAAGCCAGAGCACCATCTGCATCGGTTCTAGCCTGGGTCTCTTCCGCAACGGCGGCTTTGATATCCTCACCAGTCTGGGCCTTCAGTTGGGTGATTTGCTTCGATAGCGCCTCATCCGCTGTGGCTCGGGCAATCTGTTCTTCAGTGAGTGCCGCGCTGATATCCCCTTCAACTTTCGCCTGCAACGTGGTGATCTGACGAGAAAGCGCTTCATCCGCAGTCGCACGCGCCTCTTGTTCAGCAACGATGGCCGCTGAAATATCGTCGTTGAGCTGGGCTTCCAGCTTGGAGATATGCGTCGCAATAGCCTTATCTGCCTCTACGCGAGCCGTTGTCTCTTCCAGAATCGATGCCCGGATATCCTCACCAATTTCTGCGCGGATCTCTTCCACTTTTGAGGCCATTGCAGACATATCGTCGGCAAACGTCTTCTGAGTGGTGGCGATCTTCGCGTTATTGACCATTTGCTTGTGCTGGTCTTCATCCTGACGCAGAGCGAGGTCAATATTGGTTTTGGCCAGAGCCTCGATATTGGTCGATACTTCCGCGCTGGCGCGTTCGACTTCGGCAACGGTCTTTTTCATCTCTTCGACGGCGGCAACGCTGTCATCGACGGAGGATTTCATTGCCTCAATCTGTTTGGCATTTGCCTTATCGCCTTCGACACGGGCTTCACGCTCTTCAGCAATCAGCGCGGAGGCATTGTCGAGCGCAGCGTGTGCCGCTTCCACAGCACCTGCAACGGCTTTGCCCTGCTCGGAAACGGTCTCCTGCAACTCAACCAGAGCCGCATTAGAGTCCTCAACCTGTTGCAGCGCGTCGTTGACCTTGTCCAGCGTGCCAGAGACTTCATTTTTGAGGTCGTTCTGGGCCTGTTCAAGCCGACCGCTGGTGTCTTCCAGTTTGCTGTCCAGATCGGCAACGGACTGATCAAGCTCTTTCAGGCTTTCTTCCATCTGTTTGTTGATGGCGTCGACCGCATCCTGAGAGGCTTTAGAGTCGATTTCCTCCAGCAGCTCCTGTCCCAGCTCGGAAGAGGTGATCTTCCCGGTAAGGAATGAGAGGACGTCTCGCGTCATCGCTTCCGTACCCAGATTGGAGTTCGGCGGGCTTAACATGCCACGCTTGTTCACCGCGCGAACCCAATAGTACCAGGTCTCGCTATCCCCAAGACCGGCATGGGTGAACGTGGTGCTGGCAGCCTCTGCAATCAACTTTGCCGTTTCCAGATCGTTGGTCTGGGAGGCGTACACGTTGATGTGATCGAGGTCGATTGAGTCCGGGTTGACCCAATTCAGAATCACGTTGCGGTAGTCACCAACGGCCGTCAGAGAGGTAGGAGAGCCTGGCGGCGTCATCGTACCTTTCACCTGGTAAACGGTACTGATGATGTCCGTCTTCTTGCCGCTGAACGAAACCGCATAGAGCTGAATGTCGTATTGGCCATTCTCGGCAATATTGAGTATCTCGAACTGCTCTTCGGTAACGCGTGCGGACTGCCAGTTAGAGACGTTGTTCTCATCGGAACGACGCCAGCTGATCCAATATTCCGGAGACTTACCTTCCCAGGTGGCAACGAGCTTGATTGAGAGGTTGCCCGGACTGGAGATATACGTCCCTTCCGTCACCTGCAGGTTGGTCGGCTTCGAATAAGTCGGGTCGAGAACGGTGTTGTTCTCGGGGATCAGCGTCGCGCCGTTGTCGATGGCTTCGTACTTCGATGCGTTATTTTGGACAACGGTAACGTCAAACGTCCCCTGAGCCTCGCCCTGGGCAACGTTGATAACACGCACGCGCATTGGCTCCAGATCTGGCTCGGTAATCGTCCAGACGCCATTCATAACCGGCATATCACCGGAATTGAGCGCTTTGGAGAAGGTTACTTTGGTAATGTCTTCCCCGGTCTCAAGAATATCGCGCTCAACGATTTCGCCTTCCTGATTCAAGATCCGGATGTAGCTACCAGCCTTATTCAGCGTAACCGGTGCGTCGAGAGTGATGCTGTTCTTTGTGAACGCCACAATGCGGCCAGAGTTGCGTTTACCAGCACGGTATTTGTTCTGAATCAGCACCGTTTCGCCCGGCATCAGGAAGGAAGCATCCAGCCCTGCCGTAAAGCTGATAACGTCGGACTCCATGCGTGCGGTATACAGCAGCCACAGACCGACACGATGCGCCTGGCCACGGCTGGTACAGCCGAACGCAACCACTTCGGTTTTGCGCTCGCCATAACGACGCATCGCCTCCTGGTCTTCGACGTACTCGATGTTCTGCTTGTAGCCGTCTTCCTTGTTGTTGTAGGTCACAAGAGCAACTGACGTCTGTTGTGGTCAAATTTAAATGGACACTTTGATCGGGTGTTTTCCCCCCGACAAGG